ATACCGCCTTACTGCTTTAACTGTTCCGCGTGCGCATAGCCGCATTCACCGCATCACAAAATTCACTTTAAAAAGGGCGGCAGAGCAGTCACGGAGTAAAACTGATACCGCCAAATGTCACCAGAAAATTGATAACAGAGGGCGTTGTAGCGGGGTTGTCACTTAAGCGTATGGTCAACCTGACAACCCGGTGCATTTTCTGGAGCAATGGAGGAAACCCCAGCCATACTTACCGCCGCGCCATTTCGCGGAGTGCCACAACCGGAAGCGCACGGTCGAACTAAATTTAACGACACCGTACAGAGAGACCAATTTCGCCGTGCGCTTTCGCGTTATGCCCTGACTTTTCAGGGACATATCCTTTCAGTAAGCTGTCAGTGCCGGATGCTCACCCGTGTCCGGCGCACGCACTCCACCTGACCCGTGGAGAACTCCTTAATTACCAACCCTCAGGAGGGTGAAATGGATAAAAAGCAAATTGAGGCCCTGCAATCTATTATTGAAGAACAAGATGAAGCTATCAGGATTCTTTCATATCGCACTGATATGATACTAAATATGCTTTCTGCATTAACGGCTGCGCTTGGTGGTACAAAAACAAACGTATACCGCGAAGTTGTTATTCAACAGATAGATAAATTTGAAAAAACCATACCAGGTATTAATGCTCATCTTGCAGAACAAGAGAAAGACCATGCTCTTATGGCAATTTCTTCAGTAGCTCTCCCGAAAGTTGAGTAGTTTTAATTGTTGTTTTGAAATAATCACTGCTTTCACATTTGAGTGATTTCATGGCAATCCAAATGCGGGCCTCTGTGCCTGCATTTGGTTCCAGTTGCTGTAGACGTTTTGCGTCTTCCAAAAGTAAGGCGATAATGTGTTTCAGCTTCTCATCATTTGCTTGATTCTTGTTTTCAGGCGAATTCTGTCCGCCGAATAGGCGCTTCTCTTCATACAGACCTATAAAGGCACGACGCACGTTACCGGATATAGTATCGATGGTTTCCTTTTCTACGGTACTCAGGTCAAGAGTCGCCAGTTGAGAGCGAACCACATTCGATGCCATTTCCTGGAATGGTACTGGTAAATCTTTAAATTCCATCGTCAACCTCATCAGTCAGTGTTTCTGGTTAACCAGCGACGCGCGCCAGCTTCAGTTTTAAACGTTTTGCTTCTGGTATACGTCATCGCGGTGAACGTACCGTCCTGGTTGGGGAACACGCCACATACCAGAGATTCGCTGTTGCCAAGATCGATAGTATCCATGCTGACCTCATTTCCCCTTAACGCCGGGGTAGCGGAACAAAAACCTGCTGCATAGTTATTAAAGTTGAACCCTGCCGTCATGTTCTTACGCCTCGGGCTGGCTACTTAACCCCTGACCACTGCCTGGTAACTCGAAGTATTGCCCTGCATTCTGTGGGTCGGGGTGGGTTGGTATGAAAAGAAGGATACCCATAGGTATTTAAAAAGTAAATACCCATGGGTAAATTTTTGCGGTGTCTTAACTGGTGACTAGTTGTTTGGTGAGCTATGATGCGTTTTGTGCTTTCTTTTTACGGATTTCTTCGTAGATCATATTGTAATACTGTTTTTTCTCTTCAAGAGTTTTTAATAATTTATCCGCTTCACTTTCTGGCAGTTCGTCTAAGAGATCTAAAAAAATACGTTGTCGTGGCGTTAGAACCCTTGTTTCATAACTGGAGGCTGTGTTCGTTGATGATGAAACGATACCATCCATCCATCCCCGGGGTAACCCAAAGGACTCTTCGATAATCTCCACCATATCATCAGCGATCCGTTTTTTTCCCTTTTTCCCCTCTGGGTACAACATTCTTGATACATAAGAAGGCTCGCGCCCGATCTTTCTGGCCACGTTAACCGCTTTACCATCGCATTTCTCATCACGAATTTTGATGAGTTGCTGTCGTCTAAATTCATATTTGTCCATAGGTAAATAATAGATGCGATTACCGCAAGGTAAACAACCTGTGGGTATTGGCTTTTGTTTACCTGTGGGTATTCTTTGCTGTGTTTACTAAGGAGTAGCTATGGAAGAATTAAGAATATTTCTCAATTCTCTTTCGTCAGATGAACAGCGTATGTTTGCATGCGAGTGTGGTACCAGCATCGGTTATCTAAGAAAGGCATTGAGTAAAGGTCAAGTGTTAGGGGCATCGTTATGTGTCCTTATTGAGCGAGCCAGTAATGGTGAAGTTACACGTCAGCAACTAAGGCCTTTTGATTGGATGAATATTTGGCCCGAGCTGGAAGATACCAAAACGTTAACACAACCACTTTCTAGGAGCTTGATTCATGAAAATCAAGCATGAACACATCCGCATGGCGATGAATGCCTGGGCGCGTCCTGATGGCGAAAAAGTTCCAGCAGCTGGAATAACCCAGGCTTATTTTGAGTTGGGTATGACGTTCCCGGAACTGTATGACGACAGCCATCCGGAAGCCCTGGCTCGCAATACCCAGAAAATTTTCCGCTGGGTAGAGAAAGCCCCCCCTGATGCTGTTGAAAAAATGCAGGCTCTGTTACCGGCGATCGAAAAGGCGATGCCGCCTTTGCTGGTGGCCCGTATGCGCAGCCACAGTTCTGAATATTACCGTGAGATCGTCGAACGGAGGGATCGGCTGGTGAAGGATGTCGATGATTTTGTTGCGTCAGCGGTTGTTTTGTATGACCAGATGAATCGCGGCGGCCCGGCAGGGAATGCTGTGGTGATGCACTAAAAGCACGGTGTTCGGGGGTTTTATGAGCAGCAAGCTTCATGGTCTTGTCTGGGAAGGGTGCGCCTTCACCGGCATGATCTTATCCAGGGTGGCGGTTATGGCCCGTCTTGCAGACTACAGCAATGACGAGGGCGTGTCATGGCCTGCCATTGAAACTATCCGGCGTCAGATCGGTGCAAGAAGTGAATCCACAGTGAAATCGGCTATTGCAGAACTGGCGAAAGAGGGCTGGCTGACGAAGGAAGAGCGTAAGGTCGGTGGGCGTAATGTAAGCAATATCTATCGGCTTAATGTGGAAAAACTCGAAGCAGCTGCGGCGGCGGCGCGTGAGTCATATAAACCGAAAAGAAAAATTAGCCCGGCAAAAAATGACCCGTTAACAGTTGACCCGTCAAATATTGACCCCTCAACGGTTGACCCGTCAAATTTTGATGGATCAACTGTTGATAAAAAACTGCCGATTAGGGGGGCGATGATTGACCCCGATCCGTCAGTATTAAAACCTGATCCGTCAGATAAAAGATCTTCTTGTCCGGACGCTTCGCAACCGGACCCGCAGACGGCTGAACAGGATTTTTTAACCCGACACCCTGACGCGGTTGTGTTCAGTGCGAAAAAACGCCAGTGGGGAAGTCAGGAAGATTTGGTGTGCGCACAGTGGATCTGGGGACGAATCGTGAGTCTTTACGAGCAGGCGGCCAGCTATGATGGCGAGATCACTAGACCGAAAGAACCCAACTGGACAGCATGGGCCAATGACGTTCGCACAATGCGGATGCTGGATGGCAGAACTCACAGACAAATTTGTGAAATGTTTGGGCGTCTCCAGCGGGATTCGTTCTGGGTAAAAAACATCATGAGTCCGGCAAAACTCCGGGAAAAATGGGATGAACTGGTTATCCGCCTGGGGCGTTCGCCTGCGCAGCGTTGCGTGAATCACATTTCTGAACCGGACACTGAAATACCGCCGGGATTCAGGGGGTGACGTGTCATGAAAAACATTGCGGCAGTTGGGGTTCTTGAACGTATTCGCAGACTTGCACCACAGGGGTCGGTTCCACCGTACCGGACGGTGGAGGAGTGGCGGGAATGGCAACTTGCTGAAGGACGAAAACGCAGCGAGGAGATTAACCGCCAGAATCGCCAGTTGCGGGTGGAAAAAATCCTGAATCGTTCGGGCATCCAGCCTCTGCACAGCAAATGCTCGTTTGCAAATTATCAGGTGCAGAACGACGGGCAAAAATACGCGCTGAGCCAGGCCAAATCCATAGCTGACGAACTGATGACCGGGTGCACGAATTTTGTGTTCAGCGGTAAAACCGGCACCGGGAAAAATCACCTTGCAGCGGCGATGGGCAACCGGCTGATGGTGAAGGGGCGCAGCGTGATTATCGTCACCGTGTCTGACGTCATGAGCGTGTTGCATGACAGCTACGACAACGGCAAATCCGGGGAAAAATTTTTACAGGAGCTTTGCGGGGTTGATTTGCTGGTCCTGGATGAAATAGGCGTTCAGCGGGAGACGAAAAACGAGCAGGTGGTATTGCACCAGATAATTGATCGCCGGACAGCATCACTGTGCAGTGTCGGGATGTTAACAAACCTGAATCATGCCGCAATGAGTACGCTTCTTGGTGAGAGGATTATGGACCGCATGACCATGAACGGTGGTCGATGGGTGACGTTTAACTGGGATAGCTGGCGTCCAAATGTCAGCAATATGAGGGTTGTGAAGTAATTTTGTCCGGAGGAAATTTTAATGGAAACCGTATCTGACGCACTGAAAGCACTGAAAAAAGCCTCTTCACATGTGGTGGCAGCTCGCCTTGGAATCAGTCGTGAAGAGGCTGTCAACGAGCTGTGGGAACTCAAAAGAAAAGGCGTCGTTGATAAAACTGGTCACACCTGGTTTCTGGCTGGCGAAGGTGAATCCC